TGTAGAACGTTGTGCTAAAAAAACCGCTTCATCTTTATCTTTTTTCTGAATATTACATCGTCTACACGCAGCAACAAGATTATCCAACGTATCTTCCCCGCCCTTGACCTTTGCAATCCTATGATCCACTTCATTAGCTGTGTTACCACAGTAAGCACACGTATAAGCATCACGTCTTAGCACCTGTAACCTTATCTTCTTCCAATGGGAAGTAGCTCTATATGGCTTCAATGACATCGTTTAAGGCTTCCAATAACAATCGTTGCATTGGTAATTACCTGTTTGAATTATGTAATAACATTCAATATCTTGTCTTTTCTTATCACAATCTTTACATTTAATTAGTGCCATCCCTTATCCTTCCAATGTTGGTATGCCTTACATGGACAACCATCATATCTTTTCTCTAAGTATCTTATATGTGCATCTATCTGTTTATATGGATCAAGTGTTGCATACCATTTAGATCGCATCTGACCTAATCCGTAATGACTACCATTTCTAGCTTTATAGTTCCATCTACTTTCTTCAAATATAAGCCAGTTATAGCATTCAAACTGCTTCCATTCCATTTTGTTGTAGGCATATAACTTAATATTCATAACGTGATAGCTGCGCTTTTCAGCAGCGTTTGTTTGTATTGTTTGCAGCGGCAGTAGTGCAATTGCTAAGCCAGCAATAAACATAGCTCTGGCCAATGCTGGCTTGCCGTGCAAGCTGCCTTTCAGGCTTGCTGGCATGCCTAGCATACCGATGATGTCAAATATAGTCTTTATTTGTGCGTAACCTTGGGCGTGTTGCATTCTTCGCAGTAATCTCTTTTGCCATATATCCATAGTCCACATCCTTTGCAACGATGTATTAGATAAGGTTCAGTAGCCACTTGCCTGCAATAAATATACTAAGTCAGCCAAGGTGAGAACAGCGACATATTGCTCAACGGATTTCTCACCCTGACCATTTAGACGTAGAACACCTACGCCCATCCCTTTGTTTGCCTTGCGATCATGAAGTTGGCGCATTAGCCCTGACAAATCAAGGTTTGTGCGAGCTTTGATTTCAATGTCCAGGCCATCAATTCCCGTGATGTCCGAGCCATCTCTACCAGCACCAACAGGTAGCGCATGTTTCCAGCCTCGCTCTTGTAAGTATTCTGCTACAATGCGCTGCGTTGCATAGCCTCTATGCTTGCGACTTTGATTACTCACTTAGTTAGTCCTTACTTGGCATGTGTGGCATTTGCAAGGTTTTGCAGACCCAGCCGTTATTGGCTCGTTGCAATTGTCGCACACGTCAAGTAATTTATCCATCACTAACATCTATTCACCCCACTAACAATTCTTCATCTTCTGGCCTAAATGACCATGTGCCATCCTTGCCAAGCATCATCCATATTGCTTTGCATTGTTCAGCTTTTTGTTTCATAGGAAGAGGGCAACCCCAACCACGATAAGCACCATTTTTGCCAGTCCCCTCACGCAAGACACGAGCGCCATGCTTACACATTGGAAGAGGGTGGGCAGATAACTTCTCAGAAACAAGAGCAACTGCATTCTCAAAAGCGGGCTCAATGTCAGATGGTGGCTCAATCGTTGTATCCCAGATGATTTCAGTTTCTTTGTTGTTTGCATCTAAGAACTCCTTGTGTTCTTTTGTGCGAACGCGTATGGGTTGAGGGCTTGCCTTAACGTCATTAACCCTTGCCATTTCCAAAGAGCTTGGGCGCTTTCCTTTAGCAGATAATCCGAGATTAGCCAAGCATCTCCCAATGCTAGAGCTCTCGCAATTCTCAAGCCAAAAATCACGATCCACACCACGATCCTTGCGAGCACCACGCGCATAACCCACAGCGGAAGGAGAAGAATCAAGATAGGTGCGGTAAGCGTATGCCTTAAAGATAACAATTCCCTTCTCCTCATCATTTGAAACCAACTCTGTGATAATTGCACCATCTGGATTTTTTTCATAAAACTTATGTATCCTCGTATCTACATCTTCATAATTTTCTAAATTAAACATCTAGGGTTTCTCCTTTTGCATAGTCAATTTGTTCTTTCAAAGTCCAAGTTGTGCCGTCAGGCCATGCCTGAACTTCATTAGCACAAGATTGACAGTAATGCCTGACAATTAACTTGCCATATCGTTTGCTAGTAATCTGCCACACAGCTTGCGTTTGTCCACGCAAACTGCTAGTGCCGTGCCTATTCTTGCAGTAATCGCACCAAGTGCCTTTTGGCGATCTAGAAAGCATCCAGATCGTGCCAATCCTTGACGGCGAGCTCTCCTGCGATTGCGAAATATGCCACGGCATCAAGAAAGTTATCATTGTGATGGCCTCTAGCTTCCATAACTCTTGCAAGCTTGACCAATGCCATACAGATTGCAACGTCCATTGGTTCAATTTCTCTTTCCAGATAGTCGCTCCATAATTTTGATGTTCTAAGCATTGTGAGGTCGTAATGACCATGCGTTGTTGATCTTTCTGCAATCGTGTCAGCGGCATTAGTCAATATGTCTTTCGCTCGCAACTGCTTTGCCCCGTCTGTAACCATCTGCCCAGCCTTCCTTATATCCTTTTTCCTTAATGAATACACCGATTGTGTATGCACCTAATACAAATAAAAAGCAGTAGAGAGCCAATTCAACTAAACGAATATCATTCAACATCATCGCTCACCCCATGCACATCAAGAAAATAGGCAGCTAAAACTTCACGGCTGATTCTGCCGCGTTCTTGGCTCATGCCTAGTTTTTTCTTCGCATAATCACGTATAAATGAAGCTCGCACAAAGTGCTTGCCATCGGTATACGCACCCGACTTGCGATCATATCTTATCGCCATGCCCTAAACCCCTTTCAAATAGGATTTCAAATCCTATTTTGAAGGGTCTATATGCTATTTGTCAATCAGCGACACGCCATCAAAATTATCCATGTGATCATCAATAGTTCTATGTATTGGGAAGATGTCCTCAACCATATCGCTTGCCTTCAACTAAGAAGCTGCCATCCTTTTCAATCGGTATGGCTACTGGCTGAACACGCTTTCTGTCTATGTAAATAATTCCAAATCCTTTTTGCCAGTTAAATGTTCCGCGTGTGTAATAGGCTTGGCTCTCATCCATCAAATGTCCAACCTCAAAGCCTGTCAGAATACCCCTTAAAACGCCCCCAGAAGCCGTTGTAAAGCTTGAAATGCCCTGTCTATGGGTATGACCACAGACTACCGACAAACCATGCCTCTTAGCCGATTCTAAGGCCGTTAAACCCCCTTGTGGCTTGATGCTTTGCTCATCGCCGTGAACCATAACCCAGCCATCGTGGAACTGGTATGGCTTGCTATGGTATGTAATGCCTAAATCATCTAGGTGCAGAAACTTTTCAATCGTCAATTCAGGTAGACCAATAAGACCAGGCAAGCGTTTGCTTAGTGAGTTGTAAAGTCTTGCTCCATGATTGCTTCGGCTGAGATGTCTAACTTGGAGCTCGGCAAGAACTCGCACAGTTTCATCACGATCTCTACCAATGCTTCCCGACCACTCATCCCTACCTGTTGACCATCGGCTAATTGTTTGGAAGTCAATTTCATCGCCCACACATAGAACGTCATCAGGCTTGTATTTTCTGATGAATTGGGCAACATTTTTAACAGCTTTCTTATCGTGGAATGGAACTTGTAGGTCTGAGATAACTACAATTCGCTTAATCTTCATCCTCATCTTCATCATCTTCATACGGCGAATGATTAGGATTCTGTATTACCCAATCGGGTAAGCGCAACTGTTCTTCAATATACCAGCGCGCCCTATCTTCACCATATCCAGCACGAACTAATGCTTCAAAACATTCAACAATTGATGCAGCCCAAATATCAATGGGTCGCAAAATGTCTGTTGTTGTCTTGCGCGCAGCCGCTTCCTTACGCTTGCGTTTAGCGGCTTGTTCGCTTTTTGATATTCTTCTTGCGCTCATGAGTAAGCAATTCTAGAACCATTGATTCAAGTTTATCTATGCGCGACACGATATTTGATGCTTCAAGTATTGAAGGCACTTCATGTCGGATAATGTATCTAAGCCCACCGACAATAAGCGCACAGCAGGAAAGGATGGCAGCTACAAAGCCTGCCCATTCAGCCGGGCTCAACGCCGACCAAACGCCGTATCGTTAGGGTTTAACCAACGAAGAATTACTGGAAGGCTCGCCACTAACGCTGCATTTACAATTGCAGGAGCATCCCAACCTACTGCCAAATAAGTTGCTATTCCTGCGGCTAAGAAGCTTCTTGCCCAACTTGCTGCTACTGCCTTTGCTTGCTCCATTTAGGGGCTCTCCTGTCAATATAGGGATTTGGAACATACTGCCATCTGTATCGCCCTTAGCAGTAAAACTACAATGTATATGTGTTTTATGCGGATTTATTCCTGTGTATTTTCTCCACTTATAGTTTTTCTTCCAACTGGCAATTTTGCCGTTGAAGATAATGTAGCTGATTCTTTTATCAGTTCTGGCAAGTAGCCGTAACTGATCCGCCAAATCAAATGCCGTGGCCTCATGGGATTTGAAATCACTTGACACATCAATGGCACGAACAATGCCTTGAGCAGTTGGATTGTGATCGGACTTACGCGCTGCATGACGTTGATCACCGAGCCATCCGTCTGAAGCTCTACCTCTATTGGGAAACGCATCATCTATCTGCTCGCGTAATTGCTGACCAGCTTTGCACAGTTTAGGCATTATCTTTATAGATTGTGCTAAAGGCCAAGGGCTGACTTTAAATCGTCAATGCTTAAACCAACACTTGCCAATTTCTCAGAAATAGTTGGCTGAGGTGCAATTGTGTTGCCGTTATGAGCTGCAATTATTGCCTCTGCTGCATCATCATCAGTTTCTAAACCAATTGTATTGTTGCCAAAATCATAAACTTCATCAACAATAATTCCAGAGCTTGCCAATTCTTGTTTTAATTCTGCGCCGTTAAGGTTTGCAGGTTTGTCATAGATTTTCATTATGCTCCTAAATATGATGCAGCAAAAGAAACAACTGCTGTTCCAGAATTGGTATTCAAATTACCACCTGAATCTTGACGAACTTGGAAAGTAACATAATCGCCAGCAACCAAATCAAAAACTCCAACAGGATTAAGTGTAGTTTCTATGGTTGCTGCGCTAACGGCTTCAATATATGCTTCGTGAATAACTGTTGTGCCATTTTTCTTAAATACCGCTTGCCGTCTACCAGTTGCATTTGGTGCTAATTCACACACACCTACTAAAAGATATTTTCCGCCTTTACCACTTGGTATGGTAATTCTCTCATTATTTGTAACATTGTCGTGAAAGCCATCAGTATCATAAGATTCAGCAGCAAAAGTCAAATCTGTTAAAGTTGCATTTGAAATAGTTTGCACCGCATTTTTGAAAACACGGCATCCAACAAAACTTGCAGCGCCAGCAGCACCCCATTCTGGAGCTGTTGCACCAGAATTGACTTTTAGCACTTGTCCAGCCGTTCCAATGCCAAGCCTAGCCATTGTGTCTGCTGCTGTTCCGTAGAGTAAATCACCAGCAGTAGTAATAAGATCAGTTGAACTATTTGTGATAACTGGAATTGGGCCAGTTCCACTTGCAATTGATATACCTACACCAGCTTGAACTTCCGTAATATCACCAGCATTGCCAACGTTGACCCATGATGTGCCATTGTAAACTTCAACTGCATTGGTATCTTGTAGATAAGACATCATGCCCTCAGCCAACACACCGCTTAATGCAGTAGTGCGAGCAGTAGAGTTGGCAAACACCATAACTGTTTGCTCATTCAAATACGTATTAACCTGAGCTGCCGTTAACACATCTCCTGTGTTAAAGAGCTTATATCCTGCGCCTGCCATTTGTTCTCCTTAGTAGCTCAGCACGTCTTCACCTAGTATACCCGATACATCGGAATCTAGGACAAAGCCTGCTAATAGTGGTTCGGTGGTGT